GACCTCGCCAGTCAGACAGCTTGAGGAGGTTGTTTCTATGGTGGCGAATCTCGGACCATTCGACATCGCGGTACGTCACCGTGGCAACTCCCTGCTTGTCGTAGTTGGTGAATCTCCGTTCCATCAGAAATCCATCCAAACATGCAGGCGGGGGTTGCCGCCTTGACCTGTGCCGCCGATATCGGTAGTGGCGGAGATGTCGGCGGGGGCTGAGGTGGTCGCCGCCTGGCCCTCGATGCCAATCTCTTGAAGGCCAGTGGCGCTCACCACATTGTCCGGCGCTATGGATGCGCACTCGGTACCGACTCCGGTGATAAGGACCGGATTCTCAGTCCCCGATTTGTTATAGGAGTAGTAGTATTGAACGCCTTTTTCAAAGGTCAAACTTCCACTAGAAGCCTCGGTGAACGAGGTCACTCGGATCGCTCCGGTGGAGTCCGTGCTGATCGTAGCGTACCCCATCATCGTTGATGGGTATCCAGCATCGCTCGACTCATAGAATCCGATGTATAGATTCTGACTGGTTGTAGCTGTGTTGACGTAGATGGAGACCCCGACCGGAGCTGCTGTCTGGGCAGCGATGAAGGGATTGAAGAATTGAATCTCACTGGTCAGGTTCAGAGCAACGTTCGCCCCTCCGACACTACCGGCCCACAGGGTCGCTAGATTCCAATACTTGAAGTTCCCAGTGGGTCCACAGACCGCAGAGGGTACCTGGTAAGCTTGCTCACCACCCCCAGCCTCGAGCAGACCTGACCACTCACCGCTGACACATAGCCTGGCTAGATTGACGATGATCAGGTCGACCATCTCTTGCTCGTTCATGTCCTCAATAGAGATGGGTTCTCCTACGCTCTGCACCTGGGCGAACGTCACCGTATCTAGATCGAGGTTCTGAAGCAGTGGAAAGACCCTCTTCGAAGGCTTACGATCCTCAGCTCTCATCCTAGTAACCCGTCCCATTCCTGTTTGACCGATAGCCTGGCGAGGTTGACGATGATGAGGCGGATGCATTCTTCACGATTCAGCTCTTCAATGCTGATCGGGTCACCCACATCCTGCACGTTGCTGAATGATATCTGCCTGGCACCGTCTCCAGCCTCGAGAGTCTTGGTCTTCAGGAGCTTGTACACGCGCGGGGAGATCGAGTGTGTCATCATCTCATCCCCACGATGAGCATGACATAGCCCCAGAAGTTATTCGGGATGGCACCAGACATGTCGAACGGTGCCGGCCCTGCCCCGTTACCGCCGATCACTGGAGTCGTCTGCTCCCCGTTCCCTGGAGTTACCTGGCGTGGGTCTCGGTCCTGGGGGCGTGGAGCACCGAAGGCGCCCTCTCCAGTAATCTGATTCCAACCTACGCGGACCATCCTGCTCGCCTCACTTGAGCTGCTTGGATCGCATTTTGGCTATTCTCTCGATGCTGTCGAGGTCTTTCGTCGAGATGAAGTCTCGAAGATAGAGCTTCTTCGCCTTCGAGAGAATCTCCGCGAGTCGTCTTCGGCCAGCAGCCTTAGTCATCCGCGCCAATTTCTCACCCCTAAGCACTCGTCAGGAACTGGGCTTTGAAATTCAGGTTCACCGGTGCGCTGAGGTCCGCTGGTAGTGGCTGCTGGACTGACGGGTCGGTGTCGGCGACTGATCCGACGACGTTACCCAGGGCGTCGACGACGTATGCTCCTTGAGTTTCGATGAGAGCACCGTCGACAGTCACGAAAGTTCCAGCGATGCAGGTTTGCCCCTGCAGAGTGTCTCCGATACTATTTCCCGTTTGGATATCGACTAGCTCGTTGGTGGCCCCGCCGGTCGGCGTCACATGGAAGATCCTCGAGACGCCGCGATTGGTGTAAACGGCTAGACTAGCTCCTCTGTCCGAACTGGTCTGTGTCATCACCTTAAGCAAATCTCCAGCCTGAAGTGTGATGGGAGCCCACAGCCTCGGGGTGAAAGTGGATGCTCCCTTGACGCAGACGAAGATGTTTGCAGCCACAACGCCCTGCCGGAGAATGTAAGCGTATGAGATGCCGACGCTTCCACTAACGAGGCCGTGAGTGACAGTCTTGCCAGGCGCATAGTCGCCGATCTCGATGGCGCTGACGGTGTACACGGTGTCAGTGGTCAGGTTCGTCTCGGTGCCTTCCGCGATTTCTTTCTTGAGGGGTATGTTTGTCCCGTCACTGCAGACGAGGTTTCCTACGCAGGTGGTTGTTGCCATAGGATCACAACCTCACTCCGATGCCCAGGGGCTTCATCATGTTGCGATTCACATTAGCGATGGGCTTCCTCAGTAGCTTCTTGGCAAATTTGAAAGTTATGCCAATTCCTATCGCCTGTACAGCCATAGCCTGGTAGCTCGCCATGAAGTTCGTCTGCATGGCGTCGAAGGACGATCCAGGGTCAGCGACCAGGGAGGAGAGTGAAACACTACCTCCGCCGTTCGTGGTGGCCATCGCTGTACCACCAGCACCGTCGAATCCGATGAATCCGACTGGGGTGTTGTTGGCGACGCCGCCGACGAGCACGCTCGCGTAGGCGTAGCTCTCGGCGAGGTTGATCAGGCTGATTGTCTTCGGTCCTCGACGTCTTGTTGCCTTCTTCCTGCGTGCCATGGTCCTCGGAACTGAACGAAGTCGCTAATAATCCTATTGAAAGTGGTCAATTGTCTATTCGAACTTTCCATCAGGAGCTCTCTGGGTAACAACGGCGTCGATTGTGTTCATCTTCTGAGCTGCCATGCCTTGAATGAGCTGTGCTATCGCACCTTGGATCGGGTTCGGCGGCTCGAAGTCACCGATCCCCCCATCCATGAGCCGATCGATGGTGCTCTTGAGTGCCATAGCCAGGCGTTCATCGAGTAATTCCAGCATGTTTGCCAGTTCGATCCGTAGCCAGAGGCCCAGGGAGATGATCGAGAGTATGCAAATGACGTTCAAAACGCCCAAAATGATGATTTCCAAGCCTACCATGTCCGTGCAACCGCCGTGTACCGACCGTGCACCCGCCGTGCAATCTAAAATCATGCCGAATATCAGACAAATATCAAGGAATCTTGAAAACCGGTGGCTAATGTGGGCTAGTCATCGCCGGTGGGAGGGGGTGTTGCTGATGGGGCGGAGCCCCAGAAGCCATGACTTAGATCACCGGAGCATATATTATATGATACAGGCTCGCATCAAATGGAGGGTCGGTCCATGAGTGCATCCACACTGAACGCCGGCTCTCCACTCATGATTGAACTCTTCGCAGGATCGGCTAGGCTGGCCCAGACTTTCAGAGAGGCTGGCTTCGAGACGTTCACCGTGGACATCGAGGAGCTCAGTCGTGACCCAGAGCGCCAGATAGACCTAATTGCAGACGTCATGAGCCTCAAGGCCGAGGATCTCCCCCCTAACCCCCATGTGGTGTGGGCTTCGCCTCCATGCACGGCCTATTCGTTTGCACGGCAGAAGGATCGAGTCTTCGGCCCTGGGGGTAAACCATTGGTCGATGAGGCGTTCGAAGCGAACCATCTGGTTCAGCACACCCTTCACCTCATCGGGCAGCTTGAGCCGACTTACTGGTTCATGGAGAATCCTGCAGCTTATCTCGCCATGCAGCCGTTCATGAAGTTCTATCCGAAGCGTCGAGTCTCATACTGTCAGTATGGGGGTAAGACTCAGAAGGCGACTGACATCTGGGGGCAGCACCCGATCCACTGGCATCCGAAAGCCCACTGTTCTCATACGAACCATGTTGATTCCGTCACTAATCATAGAGGTCATGGCCTGATCGTTCCCAAGAGAGACAGAGCTCTATTGCCCCAGGCTCTATGTGATGAGCTAGTCAAGGCCGTTGTTGACTCGAAGGGAGCCTATGTGGTCGAGGATCTGAGGGCGTGGCTCTGATGCACCTGATCTCAGCGACCCTCGATAACGAAGCGTATCGAATTTACGAATCATGGCCTCCCCGCATGAAGAGTTCAGAGATCCGTTACGCAATCAAGTTCACCGAGGATAACGGACCAGCGAACAGAGTCGGACTAGCAGCGAAGCTGAGACAGTCGGAGAAAACCATTCGGCATCTTCAGAATCATATTCTAGCCGTTGCTAACGGAGAAGAACCCCCGGAGTCCGTTTCCTTGATTGAAGCACGTCTATTCGGGACCGATGACCCCAAATCGTAGTCGATACCCCCCTACCTGGAGAGCCATTGTTGGGATTCTTTCAAGTGAACATCCTGAACAGCACCCTGTCAATGAAATTGGGCAGTGGTGATCCTTCTTCGAAGCCCTTCAATCCGGCCTCGTGATACTGGGGGGATTGTTTGAACTGGGTCTTGAAGTCCTCGAACATTTCCATTGTGTCCTCGTATTTCCCAGAGACCCAAGCGAAGCCGAGGTAGCCTGCAATAGCCGAGAGGATCAGGGCCATGGCAGTATTGTCTTTCAGGATGTCGACCAGGGGGGATGTGAACCGGCCGAACTGATATGCGAGTATCACCGAGTCGAGCTGCTCTGACTGCTTGTCCTGAAGACTGATGCGATACTCGATTACCTGGTCCGGGTCTCTCTTGGTCATCAGAACATCCCCGTGATGGAATCCAGCACGGCGCTTCCTAATCCAGCTCCGAGAATCCAGCCCGCGAGGAACGCGGCGATGTTATCGAGGACCAGGCGCTTCACCTGCTCGGGGAAGCTCTCCTCGTCGTGCTCGTGGTGCTCAGGCATCTGGAGCCCTCGGGAAGTGATCGGCGGCGTCGTTGGCGGTGTCGTTGTCCTGGGGGAGGTCTCGAAGCGCCTGGCGGTACTCCTTCCAAGGGGTCGACAAGACGACGTCCTTCAGACCTCGCCAGTCAGACAGCTTGAGGAGGTTGTTTCTATGGTGGCGAATCTCGGACCATTCGACATCGCGGTACGTCACCGTGGCAACT